TTTCTATTCTGTTTGCAAAACATCCCACTTGCGTGTCATTCTCGTAGACTGCAAATACGCATTCTTTACAGGAAGTTTCAACCATTTTGTCTAATGGCTTTGATTTCATATGTTGTTCCTTTGATTACTGACGTATCAATTAATACTCCAAGAGATTTTAGAACTTTTTCTACTTCACAGCAATTTTGTAACGAGCTTACATCTTTAAGCACTTCGCTGAATTGTTTTGAATCTATGCTGTCATTTACAAAAAGCGTACAACAAGATCTTAAATCAGTGCCATTTACTGAAAGCTTACCATTTAATCTTAGTTTCTGTACAGCAAGTGAAAGTACTTTTAATGATTCTTCATACTCCATTCTGTCAATACACTCTGTAATATATATTTCTTCTGATGAGTGGTCAGTCACTTCTTGTAATCCAGCTAATCCATATTTTGTTTCAATGACTTCAAACCCCTCAATACCACCTGTATTTTCATAACATATTTGTATTTTCATTTTTATCTAGCCTCATAAATTTCATCAAAAGTTTCGTTCCAGTTCTTAATAAATTGTTCCTCTGAGAATAATTCTTTAATTGTTTTCCTAGCGTTTTCTCCCAAGTTCTTCCTTAGATCTTGGTCTTTTAAAAGAGTTTGCACATACATTTTTAATTCTTCTTCGTCATTAGATATGTATCCATTTTTTCCATTATCTATTACTTCTGGAATCATGCAGGTTGAGGTTGAAACAATTGCACATCCACAACTCATAGCTTCCAGTAATGACATTGGTATTGGACTAAGAGTGGTAGTGTTTAAATAAACAGAGCATTTATTATACTCTTCTACCAATTCATTTACATCTTTACAATTTTTTGTACCTTCTCCGTTTCCTTCTCCTACTAACTTTGTTTTTATTCCTCGGGTAACTCTTTCCCAGCCAGAGTAATTTAAACAATAATCTCTTTCTTTAAACTTATTGGCTACTGTTAAAACATAATCTTCTTTTTCGACTTCTTTCTGGCAAAACACATTAGTGTCAAGTCCGTGATGAATGACTTTAGAGTTTTCTAAAATTCCCCAAGCATTTCTAGAAAATTCTGATATAAATACATTTGCATTTCCTACCATCTTTTTCATTTGCTCTATATGCTCTGGCTTAATAGTTTGTGGTGTTGGCAAAGTGTGTTCTAAAACAATGACCTTCATAGGAAATTTCTTTAAAATATCCATAGCTACTTGGTATTGCCAGTATTTACTTTGAATTAACATAAAATCATATTCTATAAAACCAACCATTTGGTTTTTGGGCAATATATAATAATTCTCTGGAACTTTTGCCTGCTCTTTATTCCAAGTTTTGTTATTATCTAAACTAAAAGAATAAAAATTATGCCCAGTTTTACACAGTTGAGTTTCATATCTTTCGTGAGTAGGAAAAGTAAGAATATTATATTTTTCCTTTTTGTCTGAATTGCAGGATTCAATAATTTTTTGTACACTATTCACTTAAGTAGTCCTTTATTTTGTTAGCAATGTTCTCATAACTAAATTGTTTGGCGCGTTCTAAACCAGCTGTGCGATTAATATTACCTCTGTTCTCGTAATAGTACCTCATTTGTTTTTTAGTTTCTGATTCGCTAGGCTCAAACCATTCTTCTCTACCAGTAAAAATGTGAGGAAATGCAGCGTCTGGACAGTTGCATACATTATAAATACCGTCGATTAAAGATCCAGTGTTTACATCAGAAGCATCTATAAAATCTTTAGGACCGCCTTCATTACTACATATCGGAGTATTACCAAAAGCCATTGCGTCAAAAGCTGGTATAGACCACGCCTCTCCATGCGAAATAGTAATAAAGCAATCACATCTTTGGTGTATAGAATTAATTTGATCTGACGTTAAATCTTCAGTTATAACTATTTCTGAACAACACCTTTCTAGACTTGGTTTAGTTCTTATGATTTGCTTTATATGTGTAGAGTTATCTGTATATATTTTTCTAAGTTGTTCTTTAGTAGTGCCAAACTTATTAATCTTTACTAGCAAAGCTACTTTTTCGTCGTTACAAAATTCGCTGTGAAAGCATCTAATTATAGAGTCTATATTCTTTCTGCTATTATAGTCTCCAATGTAGTAGAATATAAATTTATCTTTCATGTCTTGTAAGTTAATTTTTTCATACTCTTTAGAGTATGTTGATATGTCAAAACAGTGCGGAACAATTTTGCAATTTTTTATACCAGCTTCGCTTACCACCTTATGCAAAGTTTTATTAGCAACCCAAACTTCATCTACTAAATGTAAATTATTTGTCCACTCATTTTGTTTCATATTGTTCGTTTCATATTCAAAATACGCTATGTTTTTCTTAAATTTAGCTGTAGAAACCAAGTGGTGTGGCAATACATGTTGTATACAATAATCTACATTATCTAAAGATTTATTTTCTAGCTCTATAACCCGCTGTGGAATATCTACGTACTTGTTTGTTAAAGAAACATTTCTGCAAACAATATCTATACCTATAGAATCTAAAGCTTGAATAAAATCTATTGAAGCTTTTGCCCAACCACCACCTTCTCTGTAATGTCCTATGAATAATACTTTCATCTTAATCCAAAAGCCTCCGCTCTTTTTTGTTCCCAATAATTTTTTCTATTACGCAGCGCTGCCATATTATTGTAAGCTTCTTTGATTCCAAATTGCTGTCTAGTATTTCTACCGTCAAAGCTTGCAGACATCTCATTGTAGTACATCCCGCCAGTTGTAGCCGTAGAACACTCGTACAGCAAATCTCTTAAAAGTCTTGCCTCCATAAACGAATCAATTTTACTTGGTTCTTTTAAGACATTTGTTATTAACCATCTAGCTAATTCTGAATGTCTAACGTTCGGAGGTAATTCTTCAGGCATGGGGTCTGGTCTTTGTATGTCTACTGGGGACATCCAAGTTTCACTGGATGGTTTTACTTCTACCGTGTCAAAGTAACTTTCCCATACTCTACCAGATTTATCCCACTGGAAATGTTCTTTAAAATTATTTCTAGTTTTAAACCCTTGTTGTTTTCTTATTTCTTGCGGTAAATCAAAAAATTCTTTAAACAATTTAGCTGCTAATTTATTATCAGGCACAGCCCTTAAACATCCAGTTTCTAATTCTTTATACAAAGCCTTGGGGGTAATTGGAGTTCCTTCAAGTTGTCTAATTACGCTTTCCATAGCTGAGTAATCTGTAGCCATAACAGGAATTCCACAGGCAGCAGCTTCTACTTGCGGTAGACCAAAACCTTCGCAGTTAGCATATTGAACGTAAAGATCAAACAAATTTATAATAGTAGATAAATCTTGATAATCTAAACCATTCTTTACATTAGATAGCGTAGATCCCCACTTGCCAGTGTATGGAGACTGAGACGAAGCCCCCTTGAACAGAGAAGGAAACGGCTTCTTAGTTTCTGAACATACATAAGTAAACAGAACGTGAGATGATAGTTGATGCTGTTGTAAAAGCTCTGGTATTTCCCACCCTAAGTCTGGATAACTTGTATGACAATACAGCATGTGTTCATTTGGATTTTCAGATTGATCTAAAAATAATCTAAAAGCTTCAAATAAATCTGGATATAATTTTCTTCTTTGGTTTCGCATTACAGTTCCAATAATTTTTACATTTGGATCTATGCCAAACATTTTCCTTATAGCCAAACCATCTTTTGGTTCATACGCTGGATGAGCAGATGGAGGTGCAGAGCCAATATAATTAATCTTACCACCAGACTGATCCTTTAAAACCTCTCCTGCCCAATTAGAGTAACTTAAACAAGCATCTGCTGAAGCATATGTAGCTATCCATTGTCGTGCTTGAGGACGAGCATCTACAGTGGGCATAATGCACCACTTAAAAAAGTCTCTATAAGGAGACCTTTCTGCAAAGTCTAGCATCCAAAAATCTCTAATATCGCACACTATGTCTGGTTGGAAATCTAAACAGACTCTTTCAAAAGCGTGTTCTCCAAATTGCTTTACAGGGTTAGAGTTATAGTCTCTTTTTTCTTCTTCACTAGCTCCATCTAGAGGCATTACACCATAGAACTTCCAAGGAATTCCAGCAGCTCTTGGATCATTATCTTGAGCATATGCGGCTAGCTCTGCTAGTTCATACTTGTCTGTTGAATGTAAATAATTTAATATTTCTCTAGTATAAGTAGAATATCCAGTGTTTAGAAATGTAGCTTCTGTGCAAAATATAATTCTCTTTTTTCTCATTCGTCTACATACTCCTGATTACAAATATCAAATTCGTTTATTCTAAATACAATTCTATCGTCGTCTTTAGATCTGTTTTTCACGGAAGCTTGTATAGTCATTTTACTACCTTTAGTAGCAAATCTTTCAATTGTTTCTGCTCCAGTGTGCCATGCTTCACACTGTAAGTATGTGGGTATTCTACTTTTTTCACCCGTGCTTTTGGCCCTTCTGTAATTATAGACCACTAGCGTAAATTCAGCTAGTACTATGTCACCAACCATAGTGGTGCGTGGATTTTCTACAAGATATCCAGTGAGGCAGCAATTGTTCATATTCTCTCCTATCCTAGTATATTAGCTTGTACAGCTAAAAAAAACCATTTAAATTTCATGAATTTTATCTACTATGAGAGATGTTTCATGTTTTGCTACAGA